CCCATTCATGATTGTCTGCTATTGTCTTTAGCATTGCAATTAATTCTTCAATAGTAGTTAGATCCTGTTCACTTTCTGTATCTACTTCTACTTGTATATTAATTTTCATATTATTCTCCGAAATCAAACAAACTTGTAAACGTATTATGTCGCTTAGTATCTTCTAATGGATAGTTTAGCACACCAATTAAGTTGTCTAGTTTGTTATCAATAATAGTCTCCGCCATTGCTGCATCATCAAACGGAAGTTCTTTAAACCATTCTGGAATACGTAACTCGTCAGTTGGATATGCAACACTAGTATAACCTAGCGGATTCTGTTTTAATTTACAAACAATAACTTTCATACCGTCAACGATCTCTTGCGAATATTTGTCGCCGTTCATACGTTTTAATGTATTCCAGTTAATGCTTGCCCGTACATGCCCAGGCATATTTGCCTTGCCTTGTTTTTCTTCTAAGCGTCGATAGTGTCCAACTTTGTTTGCACGTTTTGGACTACCTTTCTCCCAACCAGGTCGATTACTAAACTCCTGACGGAATTGTGTAATACGCTCTAGCACATCTTCTTGCGGCTTATCTGTAAGCACCATAAGTAATAGTTCACTTAAAAACTCTTGCATAAACACAGGTGTATCTGATCTACGCAAGTCTAAGCCCATTGCTTTTACCTTACCAGCCTTACCATCAACGTCTGTTCTAAACCCTTCGTTGTCAATGACTAGTGCCGCATAACGCTTCTTAGTAATAAACAACCCCGACTGTGCAATAATTTCACGTCCTGCAGCAATAACATCACTACGAGTTGTTGGACAATGAAATGCGTCTGCCATAAACTTTGGAAACGTTGTGTTTGCTTGTTCGCATACTTGATCCATAAGTGCAATACACTTTTCTTTAGACCATTCAAGTTTACCACTATCGACATCATCTTTTAACATAGGCCAAGCACTAAAGTAACATGAGTCAGTATCGCCATATACCATAGCCTTGCCAACATGATCATACTCGCCTGTAATACAGTTGTTTACTTCAGCACTCATGTGTTTAACAATAAGTCGGCCAGTAAGTGTAGTTGATTGACCAATACGTTTATCAAAGAATCTACAACCAGGATTAAGAATAGCACCATACAAACTGTTCAAGTTAATCTTCTTAACCAACTGTCGCTTGTCCCAGTACTCGATCTCAACAGCATTACCTGCATCTTTTGCTTTCTTTAACATCTTCTGCATATCTTTACGTTCAGCATACCAACGTTTTAGTAGTCCAGGAATAACACCTTCAAACTCTGTAGTAAAGATTGTACCGTTACTACTAAGCATCCACGGATTATGATTATCAAATACTAATTTGTATATCTCTGCTCCGCTCATTACTTCTGTTTGGCCATTTTCAAAGTCTACAGTAAGTGCAATGTCTTTGCGTTGTTCCATAACAGCTTCGTATTCTTCTGTACTAAAGCGACCTTCCCAACTACCAGCAAAACTCTTCTTCTTTAAGAACATGTCTTCATGTACACGAGCATCACTAATCTCTGGACGTATCTGTCCAACAATAGTTTCAGGCGCCATATTTAATGCACGAATCACTGAAGGATACAGTGAGTTCAAATCCATTGACGCAACCCATTTGTGCAAACCCTTTTTAGGAAAAGCAACATATGCGCCAGCTGCTTGTGTAGCTTCGTCGTCACGCTTTTGTCTATTAGGAACTTGTAAGCCCCTGTTGTGTGCTTCGTTAACAATGCCTTGTTCAGTAACAGCAACAGCCCCCATAGTAGTCTGTAGTAACACAGTGTTTTCGTGTGCAACAGTGTTACTTAGATCAATAAAGCGTAGCTTCTTGTCTAGTTTGTCTAGTAGTGCGGTATCTTGTATGTTATATTCAATAAACTTACGAAAGTCATTGTTGTATAACTGATCAAGTGTGCCTTCGTATGCAACTTTCTTTTCACCTACTTCGATTTCACCAATAGCATCTAATCGATATGTGTGACGTTCTTCATATGTGTACTTACGATATAAGTTCAAGCTATCTAAGTGTACACGCCCAACTAGATCAAATGTTTGACTTAGTTTGCCATACTTTTCGTACTCACGCTTCTTAGGAAGTTGTCCCCACAAGCAGAATCTACGTGTGTCATCTTTGCTTAGTACGCGACTAGTTCTGTTTACAGTATAAGGAATATCATAACCCTCACTGTTCCAGCCACTAAGTACATCAGCGTCTTCGATTAGTGTTAAGAAAGTGTCGATCATGTCGCCTTCTTTCTCAAACAACATTACATTGTCAATGCCTTCAAGTTCTGCTCTTGCTTGCTCCATAGTAAGTGTTTTAGGAGGAACAGCAATACACACCATTGTGTCAAGCCATTGCAAATATACACTTATAGAAGTAATAGGCATAAACGGATCACTAGGATCAGCAAAGCCTCGCTCTGGATCGAAGTCAGTCTCGATATCAAAAAAGGCAATGTTCATCTTAGGACCATCTTGGTTAAGATAGTTTTCACTTAAACATTGGAAGATTGGATTGATGTCGCTTTCGAATAGTTGCTTATCTCTGTTAATAGCAACTTCCTTGCGAAAGTCTTTTGTGTTTTTACAAACAATACGACTCAGTGGGTCGCCGTATACACTTTTATACTTGCCGCGTTGGTCTTTATAGTAAAAAGTATACTTTGCTTGATATTCACGGTATTCTCTTTTACCGTCTTTGCGTTCTACAACTCTGATGATGTCAGAGTCGCGATCAAATAGTGCGTCTACGTAGCTCAATTATTTCTCCTTCGTTGCTTATGGCCAACTTAACCATCTACATGCCTAGCTATTGCTATTGGCGTTATATAATATATAGTCTACTAAGAGCTATGATGTTCATCATAATGAACCAACCTGTAAGTATTAATACCCAAGGTAGGCCACGTCTATATGCTCCAAAGAAACTTGCACAACTTCCTACAAAGTAGAACGGTATGAAGATATCTGGTCTTGGAGTAAGTACTGTCCATGTTAATATAGAGCTACCTATAATAACAGCAACAGCACCTAACATCTCTGCGTAGTGTGCGACTGGATCAGATGCAAGACTATTATTCCAAAAGTCTTTAATAGCTTGCAAACTATTTGTCCTTGCCGACAGTTACGACTAATGTTTCAAGATCGTCGAACTCATCGGAAACTCTTTCCCAATCACCTTTTTGTGCAATTTTAATTGCTTTGTTAATTAAACTTGGTTTAATATCAAGCTCTTCTGCTACAGCCTTAACTGTATCTTTTAGACCTGCTGTAAGGTCTTCTACTTCCTGATAGACTGTTACGCCTTCATTTACTAGTCTTTCTAATTTTGCCTTTTCATCGGCACCGAATACACGACTTCCCATATAGGATTCTCCTTTAGTAGTTTATATACTATTATACGGTCTTATGAAGGGTTTGTCAAGAACTTTTTTCGTTTAATTTACGATAAAGCATTTCTTTGATAGATTCCTGAGTAGGATCTTGCTTGTACTTTTGCTTACGAGGTAAAACTTTTGTTTTATCTGTATGCGAACCGCCTGCGCCACTAGTACGTAGTGCTTCTAGATCTTTGTATCCTGTATTGCGCGGCTTTGGTTTTTGTGGTCTTCTGTTCTTTTGTGCCTCGGAATTATACATCTTCTTGCTATTTGCCTTTTTAATGAGTATTAATAGTTCTTTTTTTAGTGCAGGGTCGTTAAGTATGTTCTGTATAGAACTTGAATACTTATCAGCTACACTAGTTGTGCCTGTAGTTGGTTTATCTTTACCTTTACCGCCAAATGTCTTATCTGCCTTTTTTGCTAGGTCATCTTTGCCTAGACCAACAGTGCCAAAATTGTTGTAATTCTTATATCCCTTTTTAAAGGAATCATATGCACTATCAGGAGCTTCATCTGTTTTTTCACCAACTAGTTTTCCTCTAGCAGGATGCGGCGTTTCGTTCCCGCCCGGCTTGCTCTTTTTGTTAAAAGCATCTTTGCCTTTAAGTTGTCCCGGACTTCCAGTCTTATAACCTTCAGTTAGTGTAACACCTGCTAGTTTAGCAAAGTCGTTTACACTGTAATCTCTGTCCATTTGCAATGAACCTTCTGCGACTTGCGCACTTTCATACATAGTGTTACTAACAGTTTCAACTGGTGCTTGTTGCGCATGACCAAGATCAGCCATTAGCTTTGCTTTGTCCTGTGCAGGGTCAGTTGGTTCTATTTGAAACAGTTTCTTTTGAAGTGCGTGAAAATCCATGTTATGCCTTTACACAATTGTCGACAGTCTTGCCGCCTTTTTGTTTAGTGCCCATACGCTTGTAGCCTTTCCAGCATACTTTGCCGTCAACACCTTTTTGCTTTTCTTCTGGAAGTGTTTTGTAACTTGTGTTACCACAGTCTGAACACTTAGCAACAGCTTCTGATAATTTGTCAGCTAACGATTCTTTATACTTTTTGTTTTTCTTAGCACGTGAACCACGTTCCGGAAGTGCTCGCTTACCTTCTTCTACTTCTGCTTTACCGCTTGAAATACCATCTAGTGCATCAGGAGCCATTGCTCCGTCATCAGCTTCTTGATAATCCAAGTGATGATAAACAGAACTTAAATAGTCTGAAGCTTTGGTAATCTTTGCTTGTACCCAACCTTCTAAGCCTTCTGATTCACTTACGCCTTTAAGCATCTCGTGTAACTTGATTGAATACTTAGCGGCCTTGTATAACTCGGCACGTGCCATTTGTACTTCGTGGTCTTGCTCAGCTTTATCAGCTAATTCGCCTAAACCTTCTGTTAAATCTTTTTCTCTCATCAGTAACTCCTACTAATATATATTTATCTTTTTGCGACCTTGCCGCCAATTAAATTGTTTTTTATATCTAAAGCGTTTTTAGCTGTTCCGTCTGGATTAGTTGCTTGTGGCGCCTTAGGTAAACCATTCTTGCCTTTTTTCTTTCCTTTAGCATATGCATATGTAGGGTTTACTACACTAGCAACACTACCTGAGCTAGTAGCGCCTGCGCTTGCTGATTCTGCAACACTAGGATCATTACAGTTGCAATGTTCACAATCTGCTGAGCATTTACAATCTTCTCTTTTAGTATCAGCACCACAGCACTTGTCTGAACAGTGTGTGTCTTTTTGTGATTCAGTTGCAAGTTTTGGTTGCTCTTTGCTAGACTTAGACAAATAGTCCCAAACCTTTTTGCCACCGTATAGTATAGCAACAGCAGCTAATACGGGTATTCCGTACTTAGTGGTAAATTTTGCAACTTTAGCAAAACCTGCACTACCGAGTGCAGCCATTAGTTCGTCTTTTACAGCATCAATACCTTCACCGGCTCTTTTTATTAGTTCGTCAATACCATCACCAGTTTTCTTAGCAACGTATGCGCCACCGCCTATTGTAGTAGTTGCTATTGGACGTTTAAGAAGTGTGTTAGCTGCACCTTTGGCAACAGTACCTGTGCCTTTAGCAACAACTTCTGCACCTTTCTTGGCTACATTAGCAGCAACGCTTCTTTTTGCAATTATCCTTGCACCTTGTTTTATAGCCCACGGAGCAGCTATCCTTACACCAGCTATTAGTGCTGGTATTAAAAGTGGAAATGCTTCGTTAACTTGTGTTGAATTACGAACTGATGTTACTTCATTTATTTTCATGTCTATCTTCCAAAATGGTTTTCATTACGTTTGTTGCGGTGTGTACAAATAAACTAGGCGCAACACCATGTATTACTAGCGCCGGGATAACTAACTGCAATTGGATCGCTGCCTTTAAAGCACCCTTCATATGCTGAAACTTAGTTTCGCCAACTTCTTCTAAATGTGTTTTGCATTGTTTACTAAACATTACTTCTTGCCACCTTTCATGTTTGCACACCAGTGATACATTCTTGCTTTTTCACCTGATGCTTTCTTAGCACGTTTACGTAGTGCTGTAACACTTCCGTTACAACTAGCGCCGGACTTCTTCACTCGTCCTGGTCTGCTTTTACCCTTTTTTTTACCGTCTGCAAAGTTTTCTGCAATTACTTCTTCTAATGAAGTATCAATCATTCTAACAGTTGCAAATTCTTCACCCATAAGTCTTAGTGCATCAAACCTATGATGTCCGTTTACTATACGTCCTTTAGGATCAATAGTTAAAGGACTATAGTTACCGTCTTTTACTTTAGTTAATTGCTTTTCGAGTTTGCGAAAGTTTCTATTCTTTTGTACACTACGTAACTTATTTAATTTAATTTTACCTAGTTTACCTTGATCTTTAATTTGCGGAGGTGCTTCACCACCAGTCGGAGTGTCATCGTAGTGTGCATCTTGATAACCCGATGCATCTTGTGTGTCATAACCAATACGGTTAAGTTGTTTCATAAGATACTTCATTTCTTTTTGCCCAGCGTATGGAGCAATCATAATATCAGGTTCATCAACGTTAGAATTGTCAGGCACACTTTTTAAGTTAGCTAAGTTAGTTCCAATCTTTAAAAAATCATATGCTGTATCAGACTTTGTTAAAAAAGTATTCTTAGGATTAGCAATCATCTTGCCTTCACTGTACTGAGCTTTACGTTTAGCAATAGTTTTTTTACGTTTGAATTGCGGTGTCTCTAATGCAGCCATTACTTCGTTGTAGCCTCTAAGCATACTCATAAATGCATCATATCCGGTACCACTTAACACTTTCTCAACACCGTCTGCATTGTAGTCCATGTTATCTTTAAAGCCTTCTAATCTTGTTTTTAATCTATTTTTTAAGCCGTCAAGTGTATATACGCCTACGCCTTTAACCCATATTTCTAAATTCTTTGGATCAAAGTCTTTTACATCATGTATGTCTGCATACTTGCCTTCTGAAAGGCCCAAGTTAAACAATACGTTAGTACTCTTACCTTTTACTTTTTTGCTTAGTGTTGGCGGAACTCCGTCTTTGTCTACAGTGTTGCCAAACTTTGATGCTTCTTTAGGAATCTGATTAGTATCAACATCAACTGTAGTGTTAACGCCTTTTACGATTCTTCCGTCTTCTGATATCTCTTGGAACTTCATTTCTTTTTACGGCCCCTAAATTGTGTAGCACCTGTCATATAAGGTTTGCTGAACCAAAGTTTAAACCACTCTTGGTCTCCTGGCTTTAGTCCCATCTTCTTTTCTTTTTTCTTTAGCGCCGCAGCTGTTTCGCTAGGATTTTCATCAATCTTATATTCAGAATATCCTCTAAATTCACCGACGCCTGCTAGACGTTTTATGTCCTGTAGCTCATCCATCAGCGCGATCTTTAATGCCCATGCCGTTACGTACAGCATCGTACATTGCTTGTGCTAGTTTAGTATTTGGAACGCCTTGTGCAAATGCCTTTAAGTTGCCCTGTACAGCAGCCTGACGCATCTTACTTGCGCTCATACCTTCTGCACCATCTGCATCAGGATCACGTTCGCCTGCACTTACAACTTTTAATGTGTTAAACTTAAATGGTATCTTTCCTGTTTTATCAGGTTGGCCATTGTATGTATCAAACAGCTTTTGAAAGCCATCTACTCTGTCGCTGCCTGCAACAAAGATTAAATCTGTATATCCTAAACTTTGTAACTTTTCTAATGCTTGTACAGGTGTACGTACACTTTGATGACCGATGTTAATGCCTGGAAAGAATTGCTTTGCAAACTTTAATTTAGTTGCAAAGTCTAATGGATCTGTTTTAGGCTTTTGTGTTTGACTAAGAAACAAGTAATGATCGCCTTCATGTTTCTTTATTTGATCAACTAACTTACTATGACCAATAGTTGGAGGATTTAACCTACCAAAAGCAAGAACTGCTTTCTTTGATGGTGCTTCAAACAGCTCTTTGAGAAACATTTAGTATTCCCCTTCTTCAATATTTTTTACTTCGTCTTCTTTGATAGCTTCAATAATGTTCAGTTCGTCTTCTTCTGTAAAAACACCTTGTGAACCACCTAGTCCGTACTCTTCACAATACTGTTCCATTGCACGTTGAACCATTGGCTTTAAAGTTTCTGCAAAATCTACAGCCTGCCCTTTTCTAAACTTATCAGACATACTTGCCATAACAGGGAAGTACTCTTTCCTATAAAACATAGGATTGTTTTTCATATACGTATGACAATCATTTGCCACATTGTATGGCATATCAAAGTCGTCTTTGTTTGCTAATTCAAATAGTTTCATACTAGCTCTCTTTGCTTACGAAATCTTCATACTTAGTTCCGTATGGATTAGATGCTATTAAGATGCTGTCATTTTCTGGCTGATAATCATCTGATTCTGTGTTATCTAATCCGTTTATCTTAGCTAAACGATTGCCTAAATCTCTTATTTGTTCTGCTTCTGACTTTTTTACCATTTTCTACAACTCCAATATCTTGCTTTTGTGCGTGGACCCGGGTTATCACAATTATGTCTTGCTCTAAACGAACGTCTCGCTGCGGGGTTATTCTTCTTAATACTCATTGCTTTACCTTTAACACTGCTACCGCCGTGTCCAAAGTTTACTTTTTTAGTATTGCCTGTCTTAGGATCTTTAACATAAACTTTAAATTTCTTAGTATCGCCTTGCATAGGCTTGCCAAGTTTAACTTTACGACCTTGGTACTCTGCTTCGTCTACTTCTTCATCTTCGTTGTACCACATTTCGCCATACTGTTCGTAAAACTCGTCATCGTCATCATATGTTTCTTCAACAACAGGACTGTCATCTTCTGTTGACACTTCGATGTCAAAGTCTTCATACCCTTCACTAAATAAAAAGTTTGCAAGTTTGTCTGCATACTCGTCTGATTCTTCTTCGCTTAATAATCTTGGTAGCGGTATATGATAGGCAGAACCACCTTGTTCTGTTTCTAATAATTCTGCACCTGGAAAAATACTTTCATCTAAACTTTCGTTTAAATTATTGTTCTTTTCCATTACTACTCTTACAAAGTGTTCCATAATTAAATTCCTGTATTACCGTTAAGCGCATATATTGCAGCAGCAAGTCTATTTATTGCGTCAGTTATATCTGCAGGATTAGGATCGGCCCAATGTGCATCTGTGCTTACTGCAAAATCTTGTGTATATGATGCTAATCTATCTAGCGCAACATCTACTGTTGTAGGCGCATTGCCGTCCCATACTACTCCTGCGTTTGCAGGATATGGTATTGTGCTGTTAACTCCATCTACAAGTAGTGTTGAATCATCGCCAAACACACTACCTACAACATCTGATGTAATATTTCCATCCTCTAGTGCTTCGACACGAGGATATACTTCGTCAAAGTTATCATTAACTTTATCAAGGGCTGAACGTATGCTTTCACCGTCTCCGGTTAATTCGCCTGTTCCTAAATTTATTATTTGCTTTGCCATCTATGTCGCCCTTAATGATTTAATCTTATGCTGTTAACTGTACCGGCAGTCCAATTACTAACATATGCTCTTACCCAAACATAGTTTCCAGTAAAATTGTAGGTTTTAGTGTTAGTAGTAACACTAGTATATTCTACAGAGGTAATGCTTTGAGTTGTAACTAACCCAGTAGTGTCAACACTTTGTTTACCGGAGTCTAAAACTAAAGTAAACCAGTCAGCTTCTACTGGGTTAGTTGCAAGTGTTCCTTGCATAGTTACTGTTCCGATAAATCCGTTAAGATCTACTTGTACGGTGTGTAAACCGTCACTACGTCCGTAGTAACCGTCACCTTTGAATTTGTCTCCAGTAGCTGTCGTTACGACATCGTCTCCTGGATGTGTGTTTGCTGTTAAAATTTCTATACTATTACTTGGCATACTATTATTTATCCAGATCCTGCGTACTAACAATTCTTTGCACGGTCTGAAAGTTGTGTCCGATCAATAAACTTATCAATTGTAATACTTTTTCGTCCCTAGTGTAAAAATATAAACCTGGTGCAAAGCCTTTCTCTACAGCTTCTAATGCAATACGGCCTATTTTTACTTTACTATTGTTCTTTTGTATCCAATTATAAAAGTTTTGATCAATACACCGGTGATTCAATGTAACTCTATATTCAAACCCTGTAGCATGTTCTACAAGAATAACGTTTTTATCTAATTTACATAGGTGTTTTTTGTTAGGTTGCCAATACTCTGCAATACATATACGAGACGACAATTTATCAATGATTGAGATACTGTTAGTATAGATGCTCATACTAGCACCTTCAATTCTAAGTTTGTAATCCTCATGTTTAAAAGAGGAAAACAAACTTAGTGCTATCTTTGCCGTGTTAAAATCATCTGGAGTTACAAATGTATTTTTACTACCAATTGTACGCACAATCACAGCACCGTCGTCTAGCTGAGTTTGCATCCTGTCCAACTCATTACGAGCGTTGTTTAGATTTTTATCTCTAAAGATACAAGCCAGATGATTCTTTATAACTAGCTTGTAAAGGAACTCATTATAAAACAGTGATTTTGTTTCATAATTCAACAAGGGCTTCCCCTACACATTCTAATTCTAGACTGGTTGATTCCTCCGTTACGTTGATGGTAACAGAACCACCTGATTTAAGATTACCAAACAATAGTTCACGTGATAGCGGACGTTTAATCTCATTATCAATTACTCGAGCTAAGGGCCTTGCACCCATTTTAGGATCAAATCCTTTTTCTACTAAGTAGTCTAATGCTTCATCTGATATCTCAATCTTAATACCTTTATCTTTAACCATGTCTTTAAGTTCAACAAGGAACTTACCAACAATCTTCATCATAATTTCTTTAGATAGTTTCTTAAAGATAATAGTTGCATCAAGTCTGTTTCTAAACTCTGGAGCAAAGAACTTTTTAAGTGCTTTATCTTCGTACTCTAGTTCAAACTCGTCATTAAACCCAATTAGATTTTTCTCTGAATCACTAGCACCAAGGTTAGTAGTAAGGATTAATACACAATTACGTGCGTCTGCTACTTTACTGTTTGAACCGGTTACTTTACCATTGTCCATTAACTGTAATAGTATTTGTGATACGTCAGGGTGTGCTTTTTCAATCTCGTCAAGTAGTAACACACAGTTAGGTGACTCTTGTAGTTTAGTAATTAACTGTCCTGCATTATCATCAAATCCTACATACCCTGGAGGCGAACCAATTAGTTTAGCAATACTATGCTTTTCTTGGTATTCACTCATATCAAAGCGTACAAGATTTACACCTAGTTGTTCTGCAAGTGACTTTGCTGTTTCTGTTTTGCCTGTACCAGTTGGTCCCATAAAGATAAAGCTACCAATGGGCTTGTCTGCTGATTTAAGTCCTGCTTGTGCTACTAAGATTTTGTCTACGATACCTTCAATTGCTTCGTCTTGTCCATAAACATCTCTCTTCATATTAGCTTCAAGATGTGCAAGGTTGCTTGTTTCTTTCTCAGCAATGTTTTCAACCGGCATGTTAATCATTTTTGCAAGTTCAAATTGTATTTCTTCTTCGGTTACAAGTTTTTCTGTGCCCGGATCTTTTAAGTTAAAGCGTGAGCATGCAACATCAATTAAGTCGATTGCTTTATCAGGCAACTTCTTGTCGGTTTGATACTTAACACTTAGTTTTACAGCCGCTTCAATTGCTTGCTCTGTAATTACAGTCTTGTGATAGTCTTCATAGTACTTTTTAATACCACGTAAGATGTCTTTTGCTGTTTCAGTACTTGGTTCATCAACTGTTACACGTTGGAATCGACGCATCAAAGCACGATCTTTTTCAAAGCTCTTACGATACTCTTCCCAAGTAGTTGATGCAACTACTTTCAAGTCGCCTTTAGTAAGTGCAGGCTTCAACATGTTTGCTAAATCGTTTGACTTTTCTTGTCCACCAGCACCAGCACCTTGCATCATGTGTGCTTCGTCGATAAACATTACTGTTTTTCCTTTTTTCTTAAGACCAGCAAGTACTAGTTTTAGACGTTCTTCAAAGTCGCCGCGGTATTTACTACCTGCTAACATACTACCGATGTCTAAGTTGTACACTTCGTAATCTTTAAGGAATTCTGGCACATCGTCATTAACAATTTTGTATGCTAGTCCTTCAGCAATTGCTGTTTTACCAACACCTGGATCACCAACAAGCAATACATTGTTTTTAGAACGTCGGCCTAGTGCCAGTGCAATACTGTCTAGTTCTTCACTTCGCCCAATGATGGGATCAATTTTATCTTTATATACTTCTTCATTAAGATTAGTAGTAAATGAACGTAGTGCTTTAGCCGCAGCTCCACTCATTTCTTCATCTTCAAAATCTTCTTCTAACTCATTAGAAACATAATCAGCAAATCTATCTTTAGTAATGCCACCTTTTTCAATCCAATATGTTGCAATGGACTTCTTCTCACTTAGTATGCTAATAAACACATCACTTAGTTCAATATTACTACGACCACTAAACAGTACTTGTGTAAACGCTCTGTTTAATACACGTTCTACAGCTTGTGTCTTCTTAGGCTTCATAGGCGCATCTGTTTTAATTTCATCTAATGCTGTCTTTAGATGATTTTCTAGATTGCTTTTTAAGAAAGATGGGTCAGCGCCGTAACCTTTAATTACATTTTCAAAATTCTCTTCGCATAACATTGCAAACAACATATGCTCTACGGTAATGTACTCGTGCTGAAGTTTTCTAGCGTCATTAATTGCTTTCTCAAATACCAATTGTAGTTCTTTGCTGGGTTCAACCATTATTGTGTTTTCCTAATTTTAGTTTGTTTCTTCTTCGCCATATCAAGTTTCAGCCTTGATACCCGGTTAGTAAATTCTATGCCTTGTAGGTGATCGTACTCATGTAAAAAACAACGAGCATCTATATCGTACAGTTCCATTATACACTCTTTTGCATCAATGTCAAGGAATTTAACAACTAATCCTTTAGGTCTTGCAACTTTTAAATACAAGTCTGGATGGCTCAAACACCCTTCTGGCATTAGTTCAGTGTTAACACTTACTTTATCGATTATAGGATTAATTACAGTAAGCGGAGTATTGTCTTCTAGTAAATGAGGCTTCATTACAAAGATTTGTCCGTTTAGTCCTACTTGGTTTGCACTTAGCCCTATTCCGCCTTCTAGTACCATTAAGGCAATCATTTTTTCTGATACATCCTTAGCATCAAATTTGTCAAAGTCAAAAGGGTCTACTTCTGTTTGTAGCCATGTATTAGGTGATTTAATTAGTTTCATTGTTTATTATGTTCTTTATGAGGGTTAATTGCTTCAATACACTAGGATTGCTTATCTTAGGTATAGTAGCTGTTACTATTATATATGCGTTGCCTCTCTGGCCGTTACGTCTGTCAGGTAATCCGTGTTGTGCAATATTAAATCTTCCATTTGATTGCGTTCCAGTAGGCACCTTTAGGTTCAATTGTTTTCCGTCTAGTGTATGTACTATTATACTACATCCTACAATTAAGTCAAGTGCATTTACCTTATATTCTCTATAAAGATGCATTCCTTCTCTTTGCCAGTCTTTGTGATTTAGTATTTCTATCTTAACATGCAAGTCGCCTCGTTGCAGCTGTAAGATATCATCACCTAATCCGCTGTATTTTATAACATCTCCACTACGAATGCCAGGTGGTATTTCAATATCAACTGTTTCTTTCTTGCCAGTTCTTAATGTATAACTAGCAATAAGATTTTTCCCTGTAAGGACATCTTCAAGTTCTATTTTTGCAGCAATAGTAATATCTTTATTACGTCTTGCTGGTTGTTGGAATGGGTTTGAAGTACCGCTTTGTCTAAACATATTACCAAATATGTCTTGCATATCTGGATTTATGTTGT